CTTTTTGTGTGACATCATGCTCGTAGTGTGCTTTCATTATGTCTCTTGTCTTTTTGTTTCACAGCCAACACACATAAACATATTTAATTGATTAGGTGGATTATTTTTGTACCATTCGTTTGGGCCAGATGACCAAGGCCAAGGATGTCCATGTTCTTTGGCTATTTCATGCAATTCATCAATGCGTTTTGCAACGTGAGGATAAGATTCTTTAATTTCAAGATACTCTCCACGATCAGCAAACGCACCGCATAAACATTCACCGCTAATACATATTTTATCCTTTACTGGATTTCGTGGTAGATTCTGTTCAGACATATATTTTTCACATTTTTCAGTAGACCACCAAAAAATTGGATTTGACCATACACGACTACCTTCTTTTTGAGATTGGTCGATATATCCCATCCTAATTCGACTTTCTTGTTTTCTTATGCCAGTAAGCAATAAGACATTTTCTCTTTTATATGGTGCTGATTTGCATTCATGTGTTACGAAACTGCGTAATGCTCGTTCTTTTAAAAATCGATAACAAATCTGATGGCTAGTAGATGTAGGTCCAGGGAAACCATACTTTTTTACAAGTTCTTCATAATCAAGATTTGGTGGCTTTCTTATAAACAGTTTCCATTTAAATAATGCACAAACTTCTTTTACATATTCTTGAGTTTCGGGAATGCCAATTGAAGTGTCACCATGATATACTGCATAATCTATTTTTAACTCATCAAGTATGTTTGCACAAACATGAGAACTAACCATAGAGTCATGACCGCCAGAAAATAATAACAATACTTTCACTGGTTTATATTCCTCAATAGCAGACTCTAAAATTTCTTTTGGATATCTCATTTCCCTTTATGCAACCTACATAATGCTCTTTTTTTGCCAATGGTAGGAAAACTAGGATAATACCTATAATTCCTCTCACCAAATATGCTTATGTTGGACCAGACTCCCTTGCAGATCGGACAGACCTTTAAGTGTTCATCTGTTTTCGCTTTGTAATTACCTCTTCTTTTTTTCTTAGCCTCGGTACTGGACATTTTAATAGGTCCTCCTGTATTTTATTTGTTTTACCAGCACGAGATGCCCCACAATATATGTGGCCCTTGTGATGGGTACAGAATCCGCATTCTCTATGGTTGATCAATGGACACGGCTCAAACATTCCATCAACCATTCATAATCTACTATGCATTTGAAATCTTTTATGTTATTCCCTCTCATTGTCTTTATATCTGCATTGCCCAGATCAAAGTATTTAGGGATCGTCTTTCTACTTTTACACTGAACCCTGACCTTTGCGAACTTATCATCTTTCTCCAGGTTTGGATTCTTGATCAGGACATCGACATCAGACCTTTCTCCGATAGCCCTTCCATCGGATGCAAAGGCACGAACCGTCTCAAGTCCGTGCCTTTCTGCGAGTTCTTTACACTCTATCTCGTGGCGATACCCTTTTTGCTTTGGTGATTTTAGAATGGTAGGTCCTCTTGCTCTTCTTCCTCTTCTTCAGGTTCTGTTCTATCAAAAGGACAATCATTTCCGCTATTATCTTCGAGCAATTGTACAGCATCTAGGTACATGGATATATATTTCTTTCCATTGACATCTGTTTGTTTTGCAACAAATCTGACATTAACAATGTCACCAAAATCAGGTACTTCTGCTATCTTTTCCTGTTTTCCATTCCAGATCTCAGGGAATACCGTTTTATCTCTATATAGAGTTGACTTGAATGTCTGCTGCTCTCCGTATGTTTCGTGTGTCTTATTTCCAGACAATTCTCTTGTCTTGCCGAATTCTGTACTTATCTTTGACAGGATAGATTTGAACTTCCCATCCACGCTTACAGTGATATTGTGATTGCCTAGTTTATCGAATTGAGTATCCAATGTTCTAAGATGTGAAAAGACAACTGGAACTGGTCCAGTTTTAAATACCTTACTCATTGGTTTTGCTTTAACTGCCATGTTTACTCCTATCTTATGTGTATTATTGAATTGATCATCACCATGATGAATAGTAATGATAATATTATGATTATTGAATTTTTCCAGAATATATGAAATAATGATCTAATCATTGATCTCGTATTCCAATCCGTAATGCTCACATTCAGTTATAACCAAAGTTTTAATTGTGTCTTGGTCTATCTGCTTTAGATCCTTTACCGAATACCATGTCTTATTTGGTTTCATCCAAGTTAAAACAGAATATCCCTTACGACTTATTAATCTTGTGAAGATCTTTTCAATGACATCTAAGGAATATCTCTTATTGGGCTTTATTAATAATTTCATGATGGGGAAGGGGTTATAATAAAGAGGCAAGGGAGAAGCCCTTCCCCATCGGATGCGGAGTTCCCTGAGTTTTGTAGTTGTGAGCGGGAACTCTTGTGGAGTATGATGCCTAATATATCAGGCATCAAACAATTCTTTATACCTAATTCTTAGAATAGAAGCACACTTTTGTTTATAAAATTCACTAAAATTTCTCTTTCCATGTATCATTTTATGCATATAAGCTCTAGTTATACCACATTTACGAGCAAGAAATGCTATGGACCGTTCTTGTTCTTTCAATTCATCAAGTAATTTTCGATTATCCATCTAAAACCTTCTATTTATTTGATTTTTGTTATCATTTTGTTGCCAAAGTATATTAAATATTATGATAAAGTTACAATGATTATTTTATACTTGGAAACATTATGTGTTCTATTATAAATTCAAATAACACAATTAAGGTAATAAAATGGCATACATAGAACCACACCCAAAAGATAAGAAAAAACATCGCATTAGATGGACCGATCATCAGAATGGTGTTCGTGCTTGTGAGACATTCATAGGTACAAAGAAGGAAGCAGAGAAAGAATGTCAATACTGGACACGAAAGGAACAAGAGATAAAGAATGGATTCCTTCCAGGGCGTGTGAACATGATCGCAACACTCGGTGTTTTGGAAGAATGGTTCTTTAACATAGGTCTAAGATGGAAGAATGACCATCGTGAAGAACCCATTGATCAAAAGACAGTATATATATATGAGAAATCTCTCAAACAATTCATCGATGCATTTGGCAGGGATTGTCTGGTGAGTGCAATATCATCTTCAGGATACAGAGAACATTTTCCTCATAGGAAGTTGAATGGTCTCAATGTGGATATTAGAGCAATGATCACCATGATCAATACTGCCATAAAGCATAGGAATAAATTGATCACGGAAATGCCAACGGAGTTATTCACATATAATATAAAACACAAGACCCCTTTCTATCTAGAATTTGATGATGTCAATAAGATATTATCACTAGACATGGATGAACATTACAAAGATAAGCCTTGGGACTTTGACAAGAAGGAAACAATGAATATATTTATGCTCTATTTGTTCACAGGATGCCGTTTAAATGAACTTTTATCACTTACTTGGGACAATGTTAACTTCGGGGAAAATAGCATCGTAGTGACAGGGAAGAGAAAAAAGGTTCGTAAGGTTTTCGTGACCAATACCACGATGGAAATATTGGCATCACTAAAGGATAGGAAAAGACCAATGCCTTATAGTTCACATAAAGTGAAGACCAGGTTGGATGATATCAATGAGTTCTCTGGAATAAAGTTCACCACACATAATCTTAGGTCTACTTGTGGCTCATTCATGCTATCCGCAGGATGTTCCATAGAAGAAGTATCAGAACATCTAGGACATGAGGATATTCAGACCACCAGGAAATGGTATGCTAGGATCATAGAGGATAAGAGAAAGGATGCTACAAAAAAGATGGAGAAATTGACACTTGGACTGTCCGTTTAAAATTCTTCTTCTATCTTCATACTAACATTGTAATGTTCGTTAGCAACTTGATTCATATCTAATGAATTCTGTGCAAACCTAGCAAAGATATGTTCACTTTGTGCATTAGCACCTTCACTATCTTTATCACAAGAAAATATGAAAGGCAATAGTGGGCCATTGGTTAAATTCCATATATCCTCAACAACTGCATCATCGTCATGATCTTTAATATGATATTCATCTGGCATGACATCTGTTGATGATAGATAACTAAAGTTTAGATCATATGTCAAACGACCACCATATAGATGCCTATTGGATGCTGATGTTGTAAATGGTGATTTGGATGTTGCTGATCCTGTTCTACCATGATTTGTCATTGTACCATATCTTTGACCACCTAATGATTCTTGCATTTTTATCTTATCAAATACTATTGACCTAGTTAGATCCATATCTGGTGAGTGTGGCATCTCATATATCTCACCGATCATGATACCACCTACAGTAAAATCTGTAGTTCCATCCCAAGTTCCATTAACCGAACCAACATCTGTTTCACCATTAGTGCCTTCAAACTGAATACCCCAATATCTTAAATCTGTTTCACCTATTCTTATAATGGTTGTACCATCGGCATCTGGTTTAATGCCATAACTTTTACTATCTGATGCAGCATCACCATTTTCTGCGTTCAATACATTGACAACTGTTGCACTACCCCAATTAATATCTGAAGTATCTGAATTTCCTCCATTGACTGCGGTGACATCACTACCCTGATCCCCAGCAAATAATCTTATCTTTCCGTCTGCACTTAATAAATTATGATTTAATATTGCAATGAATGATTGTTTAGGACTAGCACTTTGCATATTAACCGTTACCAGAACACGACTATCGACATCTCCAGATGTATCAAATGAACAAAGATTCAATGGTCTACCATCAAACAATTCTGCTTCTGTTCCGCTTTGCAGACCACGAGTGGCTGTTGCACCTGATCCTCCAGTTGCTACTACATCAAAATTTCCATTCTGTGCCACACCTCTACTCAATAGATATTGTATATAATCTATGTAAAATCTTGGTCTCCCTACATTCATATTAGCCATTAGCCTACCTCTCGTGCTGTTATTTTCACCTTACCTGGTGATCGTTGTAAACTTGTTATCATGTAATAATCTGCCCAATTATCTCCAAAGGGTTCAATAGGCATTTCATTGGTTGTATTACTAAATTGAATTATATCACCTGTCTCTAATGAATATCCTTTCGCAGGATTAACAATGTCACATGATATGATCTTCTTTATATTACCATAGATGTTCATATAGTAATCTGCAAAGCCATCGTTCGGATTTCCACCTCCAGGGTCTGCATTTCCTGGTTTATTCACATTATAATCCAAACTGACCTGTTGAATATTTTCCTTTGCTCCAATATTAAGACCAGAACGAGTTGAGTTCGTAGAATCCTCTGCCGTAACACTACTTATGTGACCACTTTGTGCAGGATGCTTCTCATAGCCGATTTCCATCTTTGTTATCAGTTCAGAAAATGGTGTGGTAGATATTTGTAGTTTATCTATGTCATGGGCATTCAATGTTTGAGCCACATCACCAGAACTATATGAATTCTTTATAAACCAATAAGACCCAACTCCATCTGCCCTAAACTTGAATATGAAACCAAATTCGTATTGTATCTTATCCAATATCTTTTTTAATGGTGTAGGCTCTAGTACCCAAGCTCGTATGTTCCAGGCAGTATCAATTCTTGCATCTTCCACATCCAGGTTACTTGCCCAATTGTATATATTCGCATCCGTATCATCATAGCCAGTAAATCTAACCAGAAGGTCACGATGTGCTTCTAGACCACAGGTCGCAGTGCCACTGCCACCATCATAACTCTTTGTCAAACCATCACCACCACAATAAAGATACTCAATGCTTTTTAAAGTTTGAAATCCTTGATCCTTGTCTGTGAAATCTATTTCTGTTGATACACTACACCTGACATCATATAGTCTGGGTGTAAATGTACAAGTACCTGGATTAACACCACTGACCGCATTTCTTACCTCAATTTGAGTTGTATCTGTCCATCCATTCGCACTATTGAATGATGAGACCATCTCTGCACTTGCGTCAGTCTGTGTGGTATCAGATGTTGTGCCATTCTCATATTCTCTAGATGCATTATCTGTGTTATCAAAATCATCATTGAATGACCAGGTCTCATTTCTAAAAAAACATCTTTGAGCACCATCAACAATGTTTGCACGAGTAATGGTCCACGAATATAAAATGGTCATGGTCGCAGAATCTACTTTATGGTCTGGTCTTAACCATTTCGCTTTATAATGTTTAGTTGTAGTGCCATTATTAGTTTGGGATAATATGATCTGTGCATAACTACTTGTCTCATTGGCAAGTGGAGTATCAATGGCATTATCTCCATTGGTCCAAGTATCTGTAGATGAATTCTCTACTGGCTTCATCTTGAATTGCTTTGGGATCTTGTAATAAGCACGAACTGCGTATCCATTTTTATAACTCTCATTGGCGGTATCAAAATTTGAGAAGTCATCGACATACACTGGTAAGAATCTATCTAAGTTGCGATCGTAATAGTGTGGATATGCTGTACTAGATATACTATGGATACCAGTCAAAGCAAATACCTCATCACTCCTTATCTCATTGACTGGGATCGGAAACATTGTCATATTGGTTCTATAGTCTCTGGTGGTACTATTGGCAGTATAATTCCCATAGGACACTGGAAAATATTTATTTGTATCACTTGCCTTGGTCTGAGGGATTTCAATATTATCCCAAGGAGACCGTTCAGTGATCATCAAACTGATCGTATCGTTATCGTGAGATAGGTCTACTAAACGACCATGATATATCTGTAGACAATTAGATAAAGTATCATTGTTATTCAATTGAGAATATATCTTCACGGTCCTATTAAGATATGCATTAGAACCACCAAATAATTCTGCCGAGAAATCATCACCTTTATATGTGAAATTGGCAAGATCTAATCTAACATTCCCTGTCTTCGCCTTTGACCTAGCAAGATCTAGGGAACTACGGATAGTTATATTGTTGTTGGTGATCACACCATGATAGAATACACTTCCAACTGTTGTATCACTTAATGCTATTGGTGTAAAGTTACTCTCATCTCCGTAGTAAAGTTGCACGATCCAATTCTCGACCAAGTTGGCACTTGTAGCAGATGCACTATATATGGCGGGTAAAGTAAGGCTCATGCAAGGTCTCTATTTGTGGCCTTATTTATTGCTGGGATAATATGATCGATCACTGTCTCATCAACCAAAGGTGCTGAAATATTAACAGTTACACCACCACCTTGTCCTGATCGATTCATGTCTGCAAGATTCTGTACACCAATATTCTGGACCGCTTCTCTACGCATGATGAATTCACCCGCTTGTGCCATGATCGGTATATTGTCTTGACCCTGAACCATTCCACCTGTGGCAAATCTTTGGATACCATTATTCTTTATTAGCCCACCTGTATGACCCACAAACCCAGATAGTAAATTTAATAATGCACCACCCGCCTGTCCACCTGGTGCAAGTGCCATCATCGAACCAACCGTTCTTAAAAACACACTAAACATTTGTCCTGCATCTTTTGTGCCACCTTTTAACGCTTGCATTGCTCCTGCTAATAAATTGATCGCTCCCGCTGTGCTATTGGTTTGTTTTTCAGTGCTGACCATACCAGCAGTGATCATTGCTTGTTTTTCAAGAAGTTGTATTTGTCTATCTAGAAGAACTTCCTCTATTGGTATTCTTGCCTGGGCTTGTTCTTTTGCCCTGCTCTGTGCTTCTGCATTAGCATTTAAAGCATCATTATATATTTGCATGGTTTGAGCAGATAGAATTATCTTTTCTACTAATTCATTATTTTCCTTACCAAATGATATTACATCTCCATTTACTAACTTGAAGGCATTAGCGTTCTTGTCTAGTTCAGTATTCATTATATCTAGACCATTTACAAGTGGAGCAATACCAGTAGCACTAAGGTCTAATGCATCTTGTATCTGAGATATGGTATCAAGTCTTAATGTTTCTTTCTCTATGTTTTCTGTTATCTTATCGTTCTCACTTTGTCGTAAAACACTCATCAATCTAACCGATCTGCTAATATCAGAATCAAGGGCTATGCTTAACGCCTTACGTTCACTTGATCTTTTTTCAAGACTCTCCCTTTTTTCATTTGATTTATTCACCTCATCTATGGCTTTTTTTAGTCTATCAATAGTATTGATATGAATAAAATCTTGTTTATTTAACTTTGCACCATGCTCTACTAACGCCAATGTTTTTGTCCCTGCTCCATCCAAGGCCATCGCTTGGAGTCTAAGTGATATTACTTTTTTCTCTAAACTACCAGTAATATCATTAGTTTCCTCATCTAATTCTTTTGTTGCTTCGGTTGCGTTTTCTAATGAATTCTTGTATTCTTTTAGATCTTTAGATGCATCCTCTAATTCTTTTTGAAAGTCTTTCGTTTCTTCATTTACACTTTCAAATGCTCCTGTGAACTCAAGCATCTTATCTATTGCAAGTCCTAATAACATTGCAAGTCCAGCCATCCCTATTCTTTTAAGTGATTTTGAAAACTTCAATGTAGCACCAGCCGCAAGATCTGCTGATATCTTATAGATAGTAAATGTGGTCGCTACTATGGATATTGATGTTGCGGCTTCCAATATCTCCTTCTTATCAAAACCTCTCAAGAATTTTTCTGCCCACTTTACTGAGTCTGTTAAAACTGGAATAAGCATATCACCAATGGTTGCCTGAAACCTTACAACCGCATCCTGCATATTACTAACTGCACCTTCATATGTATTTGAAAGTCTTTTTGCACTACCAGATATGCGACCATCTGGATCTGTCAATGCACCGATCAGTGCCTTTCTAAATTCTGGAAGTGTTAGGTCTGTAAGGTCTTCAATGCCTTCAGAATCCTTAATTAATTGCAGTATTCCTCTCTCCCTGAGTATGTCCGCTGCACCAGCCCCACCAGCAAAAGCACGACCTAATGAACTTGCTGCTTCGGTTGCTGTGGTTCCCATGAACGCAGCCAGATCGGTGACAGCAGAAAGAGTTGCTTTTGAATTAACACCAAACGCTTCTAATTGAGCACCAGCCTTTACTACATCCTGTAATTGAAAAGGAGTCGTACCAGCAACAGCATTAAATCTATCAAAAGCCTTATTGGCTTCATCAACACCACCAGTAAGTCCAACTAATCTTGCCCTTACTGACTCAAATCCCGCAGCCGCACTTACAAATTTATTCACAACGATTGCCGCACCACCTATTGCAAATGAGAATAACAATATATTATTCCTTAATGCACCGACCTGTCTTCTAAGACCAGATGTGGATTCACGCATCCTTTCCATACCATCTTTGGTCTTGTTTAATTGTTGATGTGCCTTTGGAAAACCTTTAAGGTTTATATTGATGTCGAAACTATTTCTTGCCATCCTGTTCCTTCCTTAATATTGCTTGATATTCATCATCTATAGCCGAAAAGATGACTACTCTCTCATAATCTGCATCATCTATGTTACTAGCCAAGGGTATGTTGAACTTTTTCATGGACATATATTCTTCTATGAACATATATGTTTCCTGGTCATTGAAATAGGCTGAATCAGCACATAAGACCAAATTGTAATATAGGTCAGTGCCAGGCGAGTATTTACTACCTTCATTCTCGGCAAGGATCCTATCGATCTCTTCCCATAGTTCATCTTCATCGTAAGTAATGGTCTTGCGAAGAGTCGGACTTTTCGCTTCATATGGAAAAGTTAGTCCCCTGGATTCTACACTATGATAGCTCATCCAGATGGCAATCCTCGCCCTAATTACTTTTTTTTAGATGGTGCTTTATATTGATTATAGATAGCGAGAAGAACTTCATCAACCTGATTGTCATCCAGATGATCCAATGATTCCTCTGGTTTATCAAAGGCATGATTCATGACCCAATCCAATACATCAAAAAATGATGAAAGGTCAATGTCTCCATCCTTTACAGATCTAACTTCTATACTGTGAAGTTTTCTTCTATCTTGGAAAGTTAGAGGTTTGACCTCAAACTCACCATGATCGGTCTTTACTGTCATATTTTCTTTT